GAAGGGTATAGCATCGATAGGATTGATAATGATGGAAATTACGAGCCAAATAATTGCCGATGGGCGAGCCGTCAAGAACAATCAGTAAACCAGCGAGTTCACATCAATAACAAGTCAGGTTTTAAAGGTGTACATTGGAGCAAGGTTGGTAAAAAATGGCTTGTACAGTTGACAAAAGATTCGATAACCTATAACCTAGGTTACTACAAAGATTTACAAGAAGCTGCTAAAGTTAGAAAGCAAGCAGAACTTCTTTTTAACAAACTTGCCTGAAGTTACTGAGCAGGTTTACAAGCATCTGCTCAAAGAGATGGATAACTGAGAAGGAGACTAGAGATGCGAGAGTATACGATGGAGCAGTTGCTAGAGTGGTATGAAGAAGCGGTCAAGGATTATGAGGCTGCGGTTGAGGATCAGATGTTTGATGACGAAGAGCATGATAAGATCGAGACTCTTCGGCATGAGGTAGAAGAGTTGGAGACAGAGATCGAACGGCGCAAAGGAGAGCAGGAATGAGTGAACATACACCGGGACCGTGGAATGTCGAAAAGACTGACGGATACGTTGTCTGTGAACTGACTGCGGGTTGGTGCGTCGTTGCGACCGAGGCCGATCCGAACAAGTACAGCCCCGAGGCGGACGCACGATTGATTGCCGCTGCGCCTGATCTTCTGAAGGCGTTGGATGAAGTCACTGACTTTTGGTATGCGGGAGCAGAGGCACCATCGCCCGAAGAACTTGAGCCATACATCAAACTTATCGCCAGAGCCAGAGGAGAGCAGGGCTAGTTTGCCAAGCCTCATAAACGCTAAGTTAAACTGAGCAAAAGATTATGAAAGTCGACTGGAAAACGCCAGCTAGAATTGAGCACAAGGTCGCGGAGATCATTTCGCGTCAAGAACGTGCTGGCTGGCCTTTCCGTATTGACCAAGCTAAAGCCTATGTCGAGCAGCTAGACGCTGAGGCTGCTGAGATATATGAACAGATCAAGGCAACGATGGGCTGTTATTACGAGCGCAAGTCAGAAATCAAAGCGCCATTTAAGAAGGACGGTGGTCTGACCAAAATTGCAGCCGAATATGGCGACGTAGGCGGTCCGTTTACACGCATCGAGTGGCACCCGATTGAACTAAGCCAACACCAGAAGGTTGCACAACGTTTGGTGCAGCTAGGGTGGGTTCCGACGCAGTACAGTAGCACAGGCATTCCTAAGATCAAGCCAGACGGTGAGCCTTGCCCAAACCTAGAAAAGATGGAGCAGTCTGACATCGGTCATACGCTGGCGCACTATACGAAGCTGACCCACCGCAGCAATCAGATCAAAGGGTGGATAGATAGCTGCCGATACGATGGCAGAGTCCCTGCTTGCGCTAACCCGAATGGCACCAACACTGGGCGCATGACGCACAAAGTAGTGGCCAACGTGCCTAAAGCCAGTCCTGATGTTTTCTTCGGCACTGAGATGCGTAGCCTGTTTACTCACAGGGGCGAGGGGTACAAACTGGTCGGCTTTGACGCGGAAGGGCTGGAGTTGCGTATTGCAGCGCATTACATTAACAGCGAGGCGTTTACCGATGCGCTTATCAATGGTGATAAATCCCAAGGCACTGATCCACACACGCGAGTTCTGGACGCTTGTAGGCCATTCGGTGTGGAGACACGAGATGAGGCAAAGTCTTGTGTCTATTCTACTGTCTACGGCGCTAGTGCTCGCAAGGTTGCGACAACGCTTAATTTACCTGAAGCCAGAGGAAAATGCATCATTGAGGCCGTGGAGTCGGTATTTCCGGGCATCTCTACTCTAAAGCCGAATGTAGAGAAAGCGGCAGGGCGTGGATACCTTATTGGGCTTGATGGTCGCAAGGTCTGGATGCGCCGTGACTCGGACGGTAAGCTGATGAAACACAAGGCGCTTAACTATCTTTTTCAGTCAGGTGGTGGCATTGCCATGAAGGTAGTGCTTTGCTTTATCGACAAGCAAGTAAAGGCTAAACAGTTGGATGTTACATTTGTAGGAAATATACACGATGAAGTACAAGCAGAGGTTGCAATCCACGATATAAAGGAGTACACTAGGTGTGTAGAGTTGGCATTTAAGAAGACAACGGAGTTTTTGAAGTTGAGGTGTCCGCTTGCAGGAGAAGTGCAATCAGGCGACAGTTGGGCAGAAACACATTAGAGGTGAGGAAATGAACAGAGATATTAGTTTTATGTTTGACGATCTAAGTGATGGGTATACAATAACTATCACAGATCATTTAACGAAGCGGTACATCAACGCGCCATTAACAGAAGATCAGTGGCCAGAACTTTTAACCGCATTTGTACAGATGTTGAACGGACTTGGGTTTATCATCGACCCGGTCGAAGCAGAGAAGGCAATTGACGCCCTTTCGGAGGCTAATAGCAAATGAGTAAGCAGATTATTCAGGGAAAGATTGATAAGGTTTACGTCAAGGATTTTGGCGAGCCGGATCAGTACGGAAACCAGTACGCTGTTAACTTGAACATCGACGGCAACTGGTACGGCATGGGCAAGAAGAAAAAGCCAGCAGCCAACGTAAAGCATAACGGCAATTGGCACCAGATTGCAGAGGGTGATGTAATTGAAGCTGTTTGCGAGACTGTTGAGCGTGGTGGCCGTACTTACAACAACATTAAGTCATCGGACGTAACTGTTAAGCAAGTTGGAGGTGGCTCTAGTGGGAGTTTTGGTGGTAATGCTGGTGGTGCTCGGAGTGGTGCTGGCGGTAGTGGCAATACAGCAGTAGCTTCTGGCGATGATCGTCAAGACGCTATCATGCGCCAGTCAGCAATGGGCTACGCTGCACAGATTGTAGCTGGCACGCTGACTAGCAAGAGTGACTTGGATCAGGCAGCAGCGGACGTTGTGCGCCTTGCTAATGACTATTTGATGCCCTACGCCAAGTACGGCGTAACTGAGGACGAGACGCGCCAACAGCAGGAGAACGAAGTCAAGAACCAGCAGGCTCAGCAGCAGGCTGAGGATGACGGGGACGAGTTTGGAGACACGATTCCTTTCTGATGTGCAACGGCCCCGGTAGCTCAACTGGACAGAGCAACGGCCTTCTAAGCCGTAGGTTGCAGGTTCAAATCCTGCTCGGGGCACCAACTAAATATATTAGGTATGAGCAAAACAAAGCGAAAGAATCCAGACTGGGTAACCTCAGAAGAGAAGGCAGCTAAAAAAAGTTTAGGCGGCCCTTCTAGGAAAAAGCAGAAACAGCAATTTTTGAAGGATGAAGTCGATGAGTACCTTGGCAGTTATAGACGCTGACAGCATTGTGTACGCAGCCGCGTTTGCTGCTCAAGATTGGGCTGTCTTTGACGAAGACGGAAACCTTTGCAACATCTACCCGCTGAAGGCAGAGGCAAAGGAAGCGGCGATCCACGGTGGAGACACGGTTGAGCCGTATCCGCTGTCAGACGATGAGGCTAGGTACAACGCAGACTCGATCATCGACAACATAAAGCTAGACTTAGAGCCAGATAGCATACAAGTTTGGCTAACACACCCTGACTCTTCTGCTAACTTTCGCAAGAGTGTAGACCCTAACTATAAAGAAAATCGCAGGAACTTTGTCAAGCCTCACCATTTCAAAACAGTACGGGAGCATTTGACTGACAACTGGAAAGCTAACATTAGCCGTGAGGGTTGGGAAGCAGATGATGAGGTAGCTGCAATTGGCTGGCAAAACCACGAGCAAGGCGAAGTCTGCATCTGCTCCATTGACAAGGATCTTGACACAGTACCGGGCTGGCACTATCGCTGGCAGACGCACAACAGATCAGCTAAAAAGTATCACCTTTCTGTATCTGACGCAGTTTACAACTATTGGATCTCAGTGCTAACCGGAGACAATGCAGACAACATCCCCGGACTGCACAGGGTTGGCCCTAAAGTAGCCGAAAAGACAGTGGCTGGTTGCGAAACTCCTGAGGAGTATTATCAAGCATGCCTAAAAAAGTATCAGGAGGTAATGGCAAAGGAGGAAATGACTGCTGAAGAGATTAAAACGAGGATGCACACAAACTGCACACTGTTGCATCTACTTAGACACGACAATGACAAGTGGGAGCCACCAGAGGTATGAAAGATGCACCTATTCTAGATCAGATTTATGAACTTGCTATTTTTGGTTATACAGAAGATGATGAAATTGAAAGTAAGATTTTGGAAGACTTGATGGAGACCATAGAGGTAGAGCTTTATGAGCGCAACTCGACGACTAATCAAATGGCTGATGCCTTCAACGATTACTATGATGGAGATGGAGATTGAGAGGCTCAGAGAGGAGAACATGAAACTAAAGCGGGACTTGGCGTTTGTCAAAGGCGAAGCTAGAAGGTACAACATCTGGTGGCCGTTCTTTGACTACAACCAAGCCTACGGAGGTGGGAGTGGCGAGACCGAAAACTGACCCTAAATACAGGTCACAACTAGAGCGAAGAGTTTGTAACAATTTAAGAAACCGTAATATACCGTTTGATTATGAGCCTTATCAACTTAGCTACACAACGGAGGTTAAGCCAGCGTACTGTGCCAACTGTGGGCACAAAGTTGTCTTGAAAGAGCGTAACTACACACCGGACATTGTACTTGGCAACGGCATTGTAATTGAGATCAAAGGCAAGTTTACCGGGGAGATGAGGACTAAGATGCTAGCCGTGAGGCGGTGCAACCCGGACTTAGATATTAGAATGCTGTTTCAAGCCGACAACTGGTTGACTAAAAAGAAGGCGACAAAGTATTCTGATTGGTGTGAGAGAAATGGATTTACATAGCACGTTGGAGAACAGGTCCCTAGCGACTGGGTAGATTAGGACAATGAAGTATACAGACAATCAAATTATCTCCGCAGTAGAAGAGATGGGCAGCCAAGCTGCTGCTGCAATCCATCTTGGGATTAACAAACGCACATTAGGGCGAAGGATGGCGAGGATTAGGGATGGGAAAGATGGAGAAGAGACTGGCTTTGGTGGCTTTGAAGTACCCGAAGGCCATATTGTCAGAGGCAAATCGACTTTACTTGACGCCGAAACTGGCGAGCCTAAATTGGAATGGGTCAAAACAAGCCTCGACAAACAGTGGCAGTTAGATGTAGCGCGTGAAGCAATAGCTTCGCTTGTTGAAGATGTAAAGCCAGCAACCCCTAAGAAATACTCAGGTGTTGCAGACAATCTAATGAGCGTCATTCCTATTACTAATATGCA